GGTGATTTAAATCCAGGTAAAGTACCAATTCAAGAAATTACATCGGGATCTGGTGGTAATAAAATGCAAGCGCTTATAGGTAATTACAATTATTATCTACAAATGATAAGAGATGTCACCGGGCTTAACGAAGCGAGAGATGGTAGTATGCCTGATAAAAATGCTTTAGTTGGGGTTCAAAAATTAGCGGCTGCTAATTCTAATACTGCGACAAGACATATATTACAAGCTGGTTTATATTTAACAGCAGAGACAGCAGAGTGCTTATCACTTAGGATATCTGATATTATAGAATATTCACCAACAAGAGATGCTTTTATACAGGCTATAGGTGCTCATAATGTAGCGACTTTAGAAGAAATGTCTCAATTACATCTTTATGATTTTGGTATATTTATAGAACTACAACCAGACGAAGAAGAAAAAGCTATACTTGAAAATAATATACAAATGGCTTTACAACAACAAAGTATAGAATTAGAAGACGCTATTGATCTTAGAGAAATACGTAATATTAAACTAGCAAATCAACTGTTAAAAATACGTAGACAAAAGAAGCAAGCTAGAGATCGTCAATTGCAATTAGAAAATATTCAAGCTCAAACTCAATCTAACACTCAAGCGGCTCAAGCTGCCGCACAGATAGAGGTTCAAAAAAACCAAGCGTTAACGCAAAGCGAGGTTCAAATAGAACAAATGAAAGCACAAATTGAAGCTGGAAAAATGCAACAAGAAGTAATGCACAAAAAAGAGTTAATGGAATTAGAGTTCCAATACAATATGCAATTAAAAGGAATTGAGGTTGATGGTATGAAAGAAAGAGAAAAACAGAAGGAAGATAGAAAAGATGAAAGAACTAAGATACAAGCAACTCAACAAAGTGAAATGATTGAACAAAGAAAAAGTGGAAAACCACCTAAAAACTTTGAATCCGCGGGTAATGATATACTAGGTGGAGGATTTGATTTAGGTGCATTTGACCCTAGTTAAAATTATTAATTATTATTATATTATATTATGGAAGAAAAAGATGAACAAGTAGTTGAAGAAACTACACAAGAAACAACTGATCAAGTTGATGAAAGTAAGTTTGAATCTGCTGGTGACGATAACGTTATTAAGGTAGATTTAAGTAAACCACCAAAACCAGAAGAAAAAAATGAAGAACCAAAAGAAAATACAGAAGTTGAAGCAAGTTCAACTGACGACGACGGAATGGTTACAGAGCCTGAAAATGCCGAGTCCACACAAGAACAAGAAGAAATACAACCGGAGAGTGAAACACAAGAAACTCCAGTATTAGAAGAAATTACTGAAGATTCTACTGAAGAAGAAGTTGCTGAAGCTCAAGAGCAAATAGAAGAAGCTGTTGCTGAAGCGGAGGCTACCGGAAAACCAATACCAGAAAATATCCAAAAGTTAATGGACTTTATGGAAGAAACTGGTGGAGATTTAAATGATTATGTTAAGCTTAATCAAGATTATAGTAAATTAGATGATAAAAATTTATTATATGAGTATTACAAACAAACAAAACCTCATTTAAATAATGAAGAAATTAACTTCCTTATGGAAGATTCGTTCTCTTACGATGAAGAAGTTGATGAAGAAAGAGATATACGAAGAAAGAAATTAGCGTTAAAAGAGCAAGTTGCCGACGCTAGAGCCCACTTGGACGGGCAAAAGTCCAAATACTATGAAGATATTAAAGCTGGATCGAAACTCACTACTGAGCAACAGAAAGCTGTAGATTTCTTTAATAGATATAACAAGGAGTCAGAAGCAACTCAAAAAACAGTTAAAAAGAACTCTGATATTTTCACGCAGAAAACCAATCAAGTTTTCAACGACAAGTTCAAAGGTTTTGAATATAACGTCGGTGATAAAAAATACAGGTTTAATGTAAACAACGCTGAAGAGGTTAAAAATACTCAAAGCGATATAAGCAATTTCACCAAAAAGTTTTTGGATAAGAATTCTGCTTTAACAAATGCTAAGGGTTATCACAAATCTCTATTTACAGCAATGAATGCGGATGCTGTTGCAAAACACTTTTACGAACAGGGAAAAGCTGATGCTATGAAAGATAGTGTTGCTAAAGCCAAAAATGTTAATATGGATCCAAGACAAAGTCATGGAACTATTGAAGCAGGTGGTGTTAAAGTAAGGGTATTAGGTGAAGATTCTTCTGATTTTAAGTTTAAAATTAAAAATCAAAAATAATAATTTAAAACAATAAAAAAATGGCAATTACAGCAGGAAGTAATTTGAATAAAACACCGTCGCCAACAAAGCAGACGTCAAATACAAATTACTTAGATTTTACGGGTACTACGGATAACACGTGGGCTCAACAATATGTACCAGATCTTATGACTAAAGAAGCTGAAGTGTTCGGTAACAGAACAGTTTCAGGATTTCTTTCACAAGTAGGAGCTGAAGAGAGCATGACGGCTGATCAAGTCGTATGGTCTGAACAAGGTAGATTACATCTATCATATGTAGGTAACGTTAAAGATCATCAAAACCAAGATCACAATAATAACGAACCAGGTGGTACAATAGAAATCGATACAGATATTGATGGAAATGCAACGTCTACATCGGCTATTGATCACGGTATTAGAGTTAATGACTTACTTTTAGTAGCTAGTTCTTCATACGTTACACAATGTATCGTTACAGCTGTTTCAGCTGATGACGTTTGTGTGGCTGTATATAATGCGGGTAATACTGCTGGAGATTTAGAAGATGTTGGTTTTGCAGCAACAGATACTGTAACGGTAATGGTTTATGGTTCTGAATATGCAAAAGGTAGATCTTATTATGACGATGCTCCAGCAGCAGGTAATACTGGAGACGCGGTTAGTTATCGTCAATCTAACGAACCACAATTCAAGTCTTATAGTAACAAACCAATCATTATAAAAGATTACTATAGCGTTTCTGGTTCTGATTCATCTAGGATTGGTTGGGTTGAAGTTTCTCAAGAAGACGGAACTTCTGGATACTTATGGTATTTAAAAGCTGAATCTGAAACTAGAATGAGATTTACTGATCATTTAGAGATGGCGATGTTAGAATCTATTAAGGTTACTACAGCTAATTCTGAAGTTGATCAATTCTTAAGTGGAGCTGATACTGATGGTGGCCAATGGGGTACTCAAGGGTTATTTCACGCTATTGAAGATAGAGGTAATATAACAACCGGTGTTACTGGTGTTAACGCTGCAACTGATTTAGCTGAATTTGACGCTATCTTAGCAGAGTTTGACAATCAAGGTGCTATTGAAGAAAACATGATGTTTGTAAACAGATCTACATCGTTAGCGATAGATGATATGTTAGCTTCAATGAATTCTTATGGAGCTGGAGGTACTTCTTATGGGGTATTTGATAACTCTGAAGATATGGCGCTTAATTTAGGTTTCTCTGGATTCCGTAGAGGTTCTTATGATTTTTATAAATCAGATTGGAGATATCTAAATGATAAAGCTACAAGAGGTGGTATTAACTCTAGAGCTAACGCTAATGCTGTTAGAGGGGTTATAGTACCAGCTGGTGTATCTTCAGTATATGATCAGTTATTAGGTAAAAATATGAAACGTCCGTTCTTACACGTAAGATATAGAGCGTCTCAAACAGATAATAGAAAACTCAAAACTTGGGTTACTGGTTCTGTTGGGGCTACTACATCTGCGCTTGATGCGATGGAGTTACATATGCTATCTGAAAGATGTATGGTTACACAAGGTGCTAACAATTTCATGTTAATGAAGTAAGCACAATTATTTTAAAAGATCGAGGCTTCGGCCTCGACCTTTTATTTTTATTAATTTTATTATATATTATATTATGACAAAAAAACAAAAAACAAAAAAAACAATAGAGGTGGAAGATCCTGAAGTTCTAGAGGTAACTGTAGAACCAACAAAAAAGCAACTTGAAGAATTAGTTGTAGAAAAAAAACTAAAACCAAAAAGAAAAGAACCAACTTATAAAAAAGCAGAAGATGGTTGGGAAATAAAAAATAGAACTTATTATTTAAGAAATGGTTTAAAACCTTTATCTTATATGATTAAATCTGCTAATATTTATTATTTTGATGAAGAAAAGGGGTATGAGAGAGAGTTAAAATATTGTGAAAATCAAAAAACACCTTTTGTTGATGAGATGATTGGTGATCAAAGATTGGAACACATTGTTTTTAGAAGCGGTACTTTAATAGTAGAAAAAGAAAAAACAGTTTTACAGAAATTATTATCATTGTATCATCCTCATAGAAATGTTTTGTTCGCTGAATGGAAGCCAGTAGCTGCAGCGGAAACAGAAGTAGATATTTTAGAGTTAGAAGTTGATGCGTTACTAGCTGCTAGAAATTTAGATATAGACATGGCGGAAGCAGTTATGCGTGTAGAATTAGGATCTAAAGTATCTAAAATGAGTTCTCAAGAACTTAAACGTGATTTACTTATATACGCTAAGAAAAATCCTCAATTATTCTTAGAATTAGTTAATGATGAAAATGTTGTTCTTAGAAATTTTGGTATTA